CGCCGCACGGGCGGCACGGGTCGCCGCATGGGCCGCCGCAGGGGACGCCGCATGGGCCGCAGGGGACGCCGCACGGGACGCAGAAAACGACCTGCAGAATGCCGAGCTAGAGGCTGCTCTGGAAAAACTCGTGGGGGGGTGACCCACCACCGCGAACGGGGGCGCGTAAACCCCCCGGCACTGGGAAATGCCCAGCGTGGCGCCTGCTGATGGCGCGGCCGGCACGGCAACCGGAAGAAGGAAGGGGAGAACGATGATTATCCCCACGGTACACTTAAACGGCGACAGCAAGCAAACGCTGTTAGATGACAATCTGGCGGCAAGGCGGGCGGTGCGGGATGCGCTTGACGCGGTTGCCAAGGCATCCCCCAACGGGCGCAACTTCTATCCCCAGGGTGACGGCGCGATCACAAAGGCCGTGACGGAACACCGGATACGCCTGTTGCGGCTCGAAGAGGTACGGCAGGAACTCGAAACGATCTTGGAAGGCATACAAGACCAGTAACCATAACCGGCCGAAAGGCCAGAGAAGGGGAACCATGACATCATCGGCAGAAACCAAGGCGGCGCACGACCGCGCGGAACTGGACATGTGGCGGGGTGTGATGGACGATTATGCGGACTACCAGGAGGGCGCGGAAGGGCGCGGGAGTCATGCGGACTTCTGCGACCGGCGCGGGGTCGCGCTGGCGGACTTCCGGAGCTGGCGTGACATCCTGGCGGTGCGCGGGTTGCCCGCAGAAGGGCAGGTGCGGGCATGAGAAGCTATGGACAGACCAGCCCGAACCTGACAGCCGTGCACGCGGACGGGATGACGGTCGGGATACGGCACGCGAACGAAAAGACCATGGACGCCATGGAAGAAACCCGCATGAAGGGGCGACACCCGGCCGGAGTCTGCCACCTGGACGGCTCGCCATGCGGTTGCTCGGTCTACTGCATGTTTGCGCGGAAGGGCGAAGCGTGCGCCAAGCATATTCGGAACGGCACCAGCAACGGGAATGAAACGTGCGTTGCCTGCCGGTGGCAGAAAACGCCCGCGTGCCGGTTTGACTGCATGCGGCGTTCAGCCAAGGAACGGGCACGGCGGGATGAAACGCGGCGGGTTGCGAGGATGGCGTAACGGCAGGATGACGGAACAAGGAAGGCGCAATGGCGACCGCTCGCAGGCTCAGGCCGGGGCGGTCGCTGGCTTTGCGGATGCTGGGGCGACCTGCACGCGATCCCACCACGCGGCCAGCCAGACCGCTCGCTTGCGGCCACGATGATCCCCCATGACGCGGACGCGCCGTCAAGATCCTCTTCGGTGTGGTCCTGCACTTGCGCGCCGCCTCCGGTTGACGGCGTGTGTATCGCCGGTGTGTTCGAGTACCAGCACCCCGCGCAGTATTTCTTGCCGTCGCGTATGTATGGCTTTGCCAATGATGCGGCGCCGACAGCAGAAGCAGCGCGGCACGAGGCAGGAGTTCAGGTCGGGCGCGGTCATGGCTGTGTCTCCCTGCGGTCGATCACGGCCGCGTGTTCCAGCACCCACATAACCGCCGGCAGCGAGCGAGCAATCCAAGCCTGCCCGCCGTTGCGCCGGATCTTCACCAGCGCATCCCTTTGTGCCGCCGACGGGGTGCCGTACTTGTTTTTCAATTCAATGGCCGCAGACACCCCTTGATACCAGATCAGCAGGTCGGGTGTGCCTTCCGCCTCTCCCTTCGATCGCCGCTCATGGACAAACCATGCGCCTTTGAGCTTCAGATACGCCTCGACGGCGACCTGGAGCTTGCCCTCCAGCCCAATCCACGGGTCGGCGCACGGTGCCTCAAACGCGGCAGCGTCCCATCCGGCGACGGGCGCTTGGGCGTCCGCAAGGGAGGCGCGGGCCTGTTCGGACTGGCTCATGGGGCGCAGAGAGCCGCAGACGCGACAAATTGGGGTGTTCGGCCCCTTAAACCCGGCGTTTCGGCAGTCGCAGAGCCACGACCCGGGCGGAAGTCCGCTATTCTGCGCTTCCTTGCCGTAGGATGGCGCTTTTCCAGAATCGCCGCTAAGGCCTCCAGGAGCCACGCAGACGGGGTGTGCCTGCTCGCCTGCCCTTGGAGATGTCCCAATGGGCGCGGATTGCGTGGCGATGGCGAGCGGCACGGGGGTTGCTGGTTCGTAGCGGCTCATGCTGGCACCTTCTTGCGAAATTGAATCACGTCGCTGAATTCGGTCATGCGGCGCATGATGGCGTCAAAACGGTCGCTTTCCCCAGCAGTCTTGGCTGTGCGGCCGGCAAGCGCAGCCCCGGACGTGTTCATGGTCAAAATTGTCGGGCGCATGTGCGCGGCGCGGCGATCCAGCACGCCGAACAGCGCAAACTCTTGGGCCTCTGTCAGGCGAGCTTTGAAACAGTCGTCGATGAACAGGATGTCAACGCCGCAACATTGCGCGATCCAGTCTTCAACCGTCCCTGAGTCTCCAAAATGCGACGATACCGCCAAACCCCATCCTAGTCCGTCGAAAGCCAGCACGCGGCAACCAGCCATCATGGCGGCGTGCAGCTTGAGCCATGCGGCGCGGGTCTTTCCGCTTCCAGGTTCGCCCACAAGCGTCAAGCCGCGGGCGTTTAGGCGGCATACCCCATCGGCGCCGCGGGGGCGAGACTTCCACGCCATGACCTTTGCCAGAGAAGCCTGATCGGGGATGCGATCGGCGGTTGTGTCCCGGTAGAGCGGCGGGCAAAGGCTAGAGAAAATGCTTTCGCGGTATTGCCTATCCATCTTCTTGATTTCTGCAATTTCTTCCGGCGTTTCGGGCTGAACCATTCGCGCCATGACAAACATCATCCGCTTTTCCGCATCGGCCTTGGCTTTGTCTGCCAGTTCGGACATCGGAACGGCGGATTTTGGGGCGTGGTCGTTCATGGATCACCTCATCCTGTGCTTGAGCAACGGGTCGTTATCTGGATCTGCGTAGCCGCCAATGGCTTGTCCCTCTACGGCCTTGGTTGATTCGGCGGCGCGTCCGAGCCAATTTGCGAAAAAACGTTGCGTCATTTTGCGTCCGGCGCCGCGTGGACTGAGTAGCCATGCCTCGGCCTTTGACTGCTCAACCTCGATATTAACCCCCAGCGCACGGTACTTGTCGAGCATGGCTTGCCAGCGAGACTCTTCTTTGGCTGTGGGTGTGACTGTTGCTGTGGTTGTGGTTGTGGTTGTAGCAGCAATTGCTATCGGTTTGCTATCCGGCTGAATAGCAATTGCTATCGGTTTGCTATGATCTTGCCATCTTTTTGCTACTCCTGCGCTTCCCACCTCTGATCGGACACCAGAGATTGCCTTGCGCTTCTGCCACTCACGCAACGCTCGTTGGTTTGCGCGGCGCCCGGACGGCAGCAACGGAAATGCTTCCAGAACACACGCGTTGACGCTGGATAGGTCCAAGTCGGAGAGGCTTGACAGAGTGACTGGATCGCCGGGCAGCGTGCCATCGTCTCCCTGCATCTGCCAGCAGATCAACTGCCAGTAGGCACCGCGCTGTGCGGGGGTCATCGACTTCCAACGCATTGACCCCAGGAGGTCGTTGACGTAGCACGGAAACCATGCGGACGATGCGCTCATATCACAACCTGTGAAACGTGCCCGCCCGTACCGGGTGAAGCCAACGCAGGAGCAACCGGGCCAGGACGGCCAAGATGTTTTGCGCAAGGGTCCGGTACGGGCGGCAATGGGTAAATCATGGTTGCTCCAAGTTCGGCGGGCTTCACTCGCCGGCGGGGCCTACTGCACCCACCACCGCGAACGTAGTATGCCGCCGCGCGGATGTCAAGCGGTTAATCGCGGGTCACGCCAGCAAGTTACGGGCGCTGCCAACCTGCGGCAGGCTCCCGTTCCGCACCGAGCCAAACGCAAGCGCAATCGACATCATGGCCAGCAAGGCGTCGGGCGTCAGGCGGATGCTATGTGTATGGACATCGCGGCCGATCAAACGGCGAAACCTGAACTGTATCGTGCCGTCGCCCAGGAGCGCGCCGATCACGCGGCGGTCTGGCGGCAGGCGCACCATTTTGCGGGGTGCGTGCGCGTCTCTGTATGCCTGGCTCATGTCGTGCCTTTCTGCGCCGCGTCCAGAATCGCGCCGACCTGCTCTTGGGTCGCCGATTCCAGTTCAGCCCACCGCGCAACGATCCTCGGCCATGCGGTCTTGGGGTACGCTTCCGCAACCTCGGCTAAACGTTCCCGCCATTCAGGGATGGCTTCGATGAGTCGCTTGCACCGGCCAAAGTCCCCAGCGTCACGCGGCGCCGATTCGCGACAGAACTCCTTGGCTTCCCATTGCCAGCACTTGTCACACAGGACGGCGAATATTGCCGCCGATGACGTGCCGACATCCACGCCGTGCCACCAGCGTTCTTGCGGCGGATTGTTGGCCAGTGATGTTGTAATTTCTTCGCGCCACAGCTTGAGTTCGTGCGCGATACCGGCACACATGACAACATCTCGATTTTGCGTGTATTTCAAGTGATGTGCAATGCCACAGTCGATCACTGCTTTTTTTCCTGCCATCTTTGCAAGGTCGAGCATTGCCGAACATGGAACGGCGCACCCTGGGCCAGAGATAGTCCATCCATACGCCCAGCGTTGAATTGTGTACGTGCTTAATGGTTTTTGCTGCATGTGAATTGAATAGCTATATCATCCTTTCGTCTGCTCGAACAGGTCTGCGGGCGCGGTGCGGTTCACTCCATGCTCATTTCTGGCTTCTTTCAGAGCGGCAATAAACGTCTTTTTTCTGGGTGTCCAGTGCTCACAAACTGATTTTGCCTCGTTCTGAACGTGTCGGCATTCCAATCCGTGACGCTGGCCAAATCCGCCCTCTACCCAGCCAACTTTTACATTTCGGCAATTGCCGCACCAGGCTCGTATCAAAAATGAGTCCATCACGCCCTCGCCTTTCGCTCTAGCTTCCGCGCCCGACAAAGCTCCGCATTCCTCTTCATCGCCTCGGGCTGGTGCGCGCGGCAACGATTGGTACCTGGCACGCACGGTTCGGGGCAGCGCGCGGGGTTCGCGTGAATCTCGTACTCTCCCTGTTTCATGCCTTGTCCTCCTGATTCAAACCGCCAACCAGCCCGTCCAGGGTACGCGGCTCCGCCGCGCCCCTGACGGCATTGTTGGCGGCAATCAGTCTGTCGCAGTAGTCGCGCAGTCCTACGGCGTAGGCGTGGTCGTCGTCGTACTCCTCGCGCTGGGGCGGATGCAAGTCCCAGCGTGGCGAGCGTGAGTCAGCGGCGAGAGCCGCCTCCTGGGCCAGCGTGAAGCGGACGCCGAAGATGACCGCTCCTAGTTTCTCTTTCATGGCTGATCCTTTCCGCCAACATCCGCGTGGACCGTTACGCGGCTGTCGCCGCGAAGGTCACGCGGGGCGTTAATCTCCAGCGCGTCGATCTCGGCCTTGCCTGCATCCGTGATCTCGTTTCGTTGGTTGAGCAGCCCGCGTTGGCGAAGACTCCACAGCGTAGCAGTCAGTCCGCCGTGCGCTGATTGCCCGGAAATGCCAGCAGCCGGATTGCCGGTAGCTGCCCCTCGCAACGCCCTTAGTTGTGCCATGGAAAGTTTCACGACTTCTCCATCTTGTCGAGCGCGGCCTTGGCCTTGGAGTTCAGCCAGACAGGGCACAGCGTGCAGGACACCATTTCACCGCACCGTGCCGGCGGAGGAACGCCGCAACCGTCGCACCCCTCGCGGAACGCCTCCTGCACCATCTCGCGGAACTGCGGCGGAGGAATCGACGGCGGCGCGTTCAGCAGGTCGCAGACGTGCTGGCCAATGGCCTTCTGCGCGTCCTCTGCTTCATCGTCAGCCATGCCAAGCGCACCGACTCCCTTGCCGGTCAGATAACCCCAACCGCGAACGTCAAGCACGCGATGATTGCCAACGTCGAATATTGCACTGACCGCCGGGTCATAACGGAACGGTCCCTTGAACGGTGAATCGCTCATTTCGCCTTCTCCGCGGGTTCGGCAAGTCCGCTTAATCCCATCGCCGCCGCCAGCGCAACAAGACCGGCAATCGCCGCAGCATAGGCGCGGTAGTGATCGCTGGTCTTGCCATGACTATCTGCGCTCATCTCAAGCAGCCGCTCGCTGGTGCCGTAGAAACAACCGGTCGAGTACATGCCGATTTCCGGTAGGTAGTGCAGCATGGCCTTTCGCGTGCCGAGAGGACCAATTGATAAGCAGTAGTTGACCGTGGCGCCGTTCCCCACGCGGGCGCCGTTCCCCACGCGGGCGGAGTTCCCCACGCGGGCGGAGTCCCCCACGCGGGCGGAGTCCCCCACGCTGGCGCAGTCCCCCACGCTGGCGCCGTTCCCCACGCGGGCGGAGTCCCCCACGCTGGCGCAGTTCCCCACGCGGGCGGAGTCCCCCACGCGGGCGCAGTCCCCCACGCTGGCGCAGTCCCCCACGCTGGCGCAGTCCCCCACGCTGGCGCCGTTCCCCACGCTGGCGGAGTCCCCCACGCTGGCGCAGTTCCCCACGCGGGCGGAGTCCCCCACGCGGGCGTAGTTCCCCACGCGGGCGCCGTTCCCCACGCGGGCGGAGTCGCAAATCCAGCATTTCCAATCGCCGTCTTCATAGCGCGTGTAATCGTTGTCCCGCACAGACTTCATTTTGCGGATGTCTTCGATGAGTTTAAGCATCTAGTCCTCCTGCGTTTCAAGCGCTGATTCGTTCAAGTCCTCGCACCACGCCTGCTCTGCCGCAGTCTCCGTTTCCCGCACCGGGCCGCGTCCTCCGCAGTCGTGGCACGTCGCCGCGTAGCCATCCTGGCACACAAGCGCGGTGACGGTGCGCGAGCCGCAGTGCGGGCAGCGGGTCATGGCTGCGCCTTCGGGCAAAGGTAGTGCCCATCCTCGCCAAAGCTGGGGCCGATGAAGTGCGCGCCTGACTTGCCGCAGTTCGGGCACACAATCATCGGCTCTGCGGGCTGCGGCGCGGGTGAGAGCGCGGCGAGTACGTCCATGTGCATCTTGCATCCGGTGAAGCCGCTCTGAACCATTGCGGCGGCGGATTGTTCTAGCGCGCCCTCCAGCGCGGCGACGCGGGTCCGCAGGGCGTCCAGCTTGCCGTTGCGGTCCTCAAGCGCGGCCTCGCACTGGCGCAGCGTTTCCTCTCGCTGGCCAACCGTTATACGGGCAAGTCCAAGATCAAGACGCGCGGCGTCCCGATCTGCCGTCATCGCGGCAAGCTCCCGCTCCAGTTGGTAAACGCGAGTCTCGGAAGCATCACTGGCGGCGCCCTCCATCGGCAGGACAACGATGATGTCTTCCGGGGATGGCATGCCGGACGGCATGTATCTGCCGTCATCGCCGAAAGTGGACGCGGCCGGAATCCCCATGTGATGAAAAAGCACATCGTGCAAACGAGGTCCATTTCTATACAGAACGTTGCGGTACTCGGCAATGGTGCCGTTGCGCATCTTCAACCGCTGCCCCCGCACGCACTTGCTCAGGTCTACTCTCATCGCACTCATCCTTAAATCCCGCACGCTGGCCCCCGAAACAGCACCAGCGGCGGGTTGCGGACGTTGTGCCCGCAAAGTGGTTACTTCGACTCAGCAATCTTCACGTCGATGAACGGCACAGCCCCGGCACCCATGACCTGCGGCAGAACACCGTTCCACTTTTCTAGGGCGCGAAGCTGGAGCACGGTCGGATTCTTGGCAAGCGCAGCGCTTTCGACGGTCATTGCCTCGGCCTTGCCGCGTGCCGTGGCAACTAACTGCTGCGCCTCGTATTCCTTCTGCGCCAGCAGGTTCTTGGCCGCCATGGCGTTTTGCTCGGTCGTCACCTTGGCCTCGATGGCCTCGTTGAATGACTTGCTGAAGTTAAAGTTGACGATGTTCAGCGCCTCAGTTCGGACGCCGAACGCCGTCAACTTGTCGTCAATGTGCTTGGCGATATCAGCCCGCACCAGTTCGCGTTTTGATATCAGTTCTTCAGCCGTGTAGAGCGCAAGAACCGCTTTGATACTTTCCTGCATGGTCGGCGCAACGATCTTGTCCAGGTAGTCAACGCCGATTGACTGATAGACCTCCGCGCACTTGCCGGGAGACAGGGAGAGGTTAAGCGCGATTGTCGCGTGGACCATCTGCAAGTCCTTGCTGGCTCCCTCAGTTTCAACCTGCTCCTTTTGGGTGCGAACATCCATGGACTTGACACTCACAAACCATGGGGTCTTGGTGTAGAAACCCTCGCCCTTGATTTCGCCCGTCACCCGACCCATGTTCAGCACTACGCCACGGTGGCCGGCGTCGATGGTTCCCCATGAACCAAAGATCATCACCAGCACCACAAACAGAACCACGAACGCGCACACGGCGCCAACGAACTTCATCATGACACTGCTCCTACTGCTTCTTGTTGTTGCCTCGCACAGCACGGACGACACACGCCGCCGCGATTGCTATGCAAAGAATGATAATCAGGAACTCAACTACGCGCATTGCCCTTCTCCTTGTTGGTCGCCTTCCGCCGCGTGCGCTGCATCTTCGCCTGCTGCTCAGGCGTGATCGTGCGCTTGGACGCCTTGCCGCCCTTTGCGCCGATTTTTCTAAGATACTCGCTAACTTCGCGCTTCATGCAGGACACCTTATCGTAAGCGGCTTATGTGCGCAAGGGGTTGTTTCGTTACCGTCCCGCGCCCGGGGGCAGGGGTGCCATCTCTGGCATTGCTCCATCCGTAGGCGCAACGCCCGCCCGCATCATCATCCACGGCTCGGCGTCAACAGGCGTCCATTCGCCGGCATCGTCAAGCCCTGGCCATTCGTTTGTGGCAATGCACTTGGCATAGATGGCAAGCGCCGCCTCGTACTGCGCCCGACCAAGGCGCACAAGCTGGTCCGCAATCTCGCGCCGACCGACCGCATACGGCGCGACGTTTTCCACGATGGCGTGCAGGAACGTCGTGCGCTCGTCCGACGGGTTCGCAGCCTTCCACACGTCCAGGTACATCGCCGCCTGAACGTGATACCAGCCATCGAAGCAGACGCGGGGCCATGCGCCGGCCGCACCATTGCGGGCCGTCTTGCCGTCAGCCAGCGCCGATTGCCCGCGAACCCTGAACGTCGGCATCGGAACAACGTCGATGAGAGTCTTGACCGGAACAATGATACCCGTCTCTTTGTCGGTCCAATCCGCCGTGACGTGCGCCTGAAACTGTGCGCCACTCATCATGTATGAAAGTTGTGGATCGGCCATGAACAGAGCCGCAGCCGATTCCGCCGCCTCCCATACTTCCGCCTTGACGATCTGCTTGCCGCCCTGCGCCTCGCGCCACTCCTGGCACACGGTCGCGTTCCAGTTCCACGGCTTTTCGACCGGGTTCTTCTTGCGGTCTTCACCCATGTACGTTTCCGGCGCAATGACAAACTGGCTTATGTCGCCACCGAAAAGCATGGCGTCAACCAGCGTGCCCCACTCCGTTGACGGTGTGCCGTCATCCGCGCCGTCCGCATGAAGCCAGCGCCACGGGCAGGACGCTATTTCGTGAAGGTCGCTACGCCCAATGACGTAGCCTGGCTCGCCACGCTTGGCAGTCTGCGCCCGGTACGCGTCTTGCGCCACGCCGAAGCCGTGAAGTTTGCCGTTGGTGAAGCTCACGCCTTGCCGCCTTTCGCCTCGATCTTGGCGATGACTTCCGCCAGACGTTCCGCCGACAGTTCGCCCAACGTCTCGGGCGGGTCCAGCGCCAGCAGGTTTTCATCCCACAGGTGCTGCTGGAGCTTGGCCTTGTCGCCACCGTGGACGGCAGCCGTCATGTCCCACAGGCGCTTGACCAGCGGTTTGCGGGGATCTGTTTCGGCGGCGGGCTTCGACTTCCCGGCGCACCATTTGGCCAGCGCCTCGCCAGTCTTGACGCCGACAACAGCTCCAGACTGGAAGATGGGGGCCAGTTCGACATGGCACTTCGTCACGCGCAACGTGTGATCGTGCTGGACCTCGGCATGGACGGTCATCTCGTAGATGAAGTTCTCATCCTGCAAAGGCGTGGTGAACTCATCCTTGACCACAACCGTCTTGCCGACCTGCCGGTTTTCGATGATACCGGCTTCGGCCATCTCCTGCGTACCGCGTACCTGATGACTCTTGCGCTTGGCCCGCAGGCAGACGATGACCGGGAAACGGGATTGCAGCAACGCAATCATCATCTTGGCATGTTCCAGCTTGGGAGCTTTCCAGTCGCCAAACTGAACGGTGCCATCCCAATCCTTGTTGTAGCGCGATGCCCGGTCCTTTGCGGACTGCATGGCCATGTCCTGCACGCCTCCAAGCGCCTCCCATTCGTGACTCACGCTGTCAATAATGACCGCGGCCGTCCCGCCCTCGCCAGCCGCACGCAGCGCCTCGATGTAGCGCCTGGGGCTGAATGGCTCTCCCATTGTGATGACTTCGTAGCCCCCCGGCAGAATGTCAGCGTAGAGGCTTCCGCGCCCGCTCTCCGTGTCGATCATCACGATACGGCCGGTCGGACCGGCAAGACCGCGTGCGAGCAAAAGCGCGCTGTAGGTCTTTCCGCTGCCGCTATCGCCGTATAGGCCGATTAGAGGATTGACGCCTTGACGCGTCGCACGTTTCACTGTGAACTCACTCATTTTGCATCTCCTGCGGCTAGAGCGCCGCGACCTTCCCCGCGCCCTGCGGACCGTCGTTGACGGCGGCAAGCATCGCGTCCCTGTCCGCCCATTGCGCATACGTTGTGATGTAGTCAGCGAACGCACTCACGATGCGCTTGCTGTTGTCAGGGTCCGCACGCTCATAAGCGGTGGCCAGGGCCTGCACGAACCCGCCGCCGTGATCGCGCATGGACTTGATTATCTGCGCCTTGGTTGCCATCGCTACTCCTTCGCGGCGGTCGCCGCTGGTTTGTTCAGTTCCGCGATTAGGGCGTCTGCGATGCGGACGGCCGCCCGCGCAACCTCGTTTGCGTCGGCATCGTTTGCCCAGTCCGGCAGTCTTCGGACGAGCGCACGACGTTCCTGCACGCCATCGTGGAAAACGTCGCGCCATACGGCGCATGGCGTTTTTTCGGCCCGCAACCTAAAAGTCACCGAATCAATCGCGTGCCCGAGCGCCTGCCCCGCAAAATAGTCGCGCTTGCTCATGCCGCTATCTGCTGGGTAATCAGGCCCCCATGGCCGCACCCGCGACCGTTCCGCCATCTGCCGCACGATCCGCAGAGACCGCAGTGATTCCGCTTGCGAGTTCGCATAGCCCCGGCGCGACCGTTCAGCCGCCTTGCGCTCGTTGGTGATCGCCTCCACGCTGCGGAGTTCAGAGAGTTCGGATGCGGTCATGGTCATTTCTACAGCCCTCCCATCATCCAAGCGATCCCGCGACCGATCAGCACGCCGGCCGCAGCAATCGCGGCCACGATGACAAGCCCGCACGCGCAGAAGGCGGCGACGCACGCGCACCATTCTCTGGACGTGTGCCGGTTGCGAACGGGTGTGATGATCTGGCCCGCTGGATGGCGGGTTGCAGGGCGGATGGCTGGGTGAATGATTGTGTGCGGCATGGTTGCTCCTTGGGTCACAGCGGGCGGTAGAAGTGCAGAGCGGTGTTCCATGAGTAGACGGGCTGACCGATTGACGAAGAGGCGAGAAGCGATGCCTCCTCTTTTTCCGGGTCAATGTCATCGATGCAGATGTAGTCGCCGTCCATCACGGTCTCATATTCGGCCATTCTCCGGGCGCGGACGATTCCGCTTGCGACTTGCAGCAGGTACACGCGGGGTTGCTTCTTCATAGGTGCTCGTTCCCTTCAAGCACGCGGCGAGTGATCGCATCGTCCATGTCCGCATCGTCCATGTCCGCATCGACTTGCGGGCGACGGTCTGGCGCGGTCCCTTCGCGGTGCATTCGTTTGGCGTTGCGCTTTGCCCACACCGCTTCCGCTGCGGCGAGCACGACGGCGGTCGCGACATCGAAGCGGGTGCGGCAGTGTGGGCAGGTGGCGCGCATGTTGGTTATTCCGCGTCGAAGTTCGGGACGGTGAAGATACTCATTGGTCCTTTCTTGGCCGGATGGGCCACCCGCTGTCATTGGTCGCGGGACACCTGATTTGCTCGACAGGGTTAATGTACACCCGGCGCACCGACCGCGCAGCGGCTTTTGTGCAGCAATCTTGTTCTACTTTCCGCAGCGAGTGTTTGCCGCAGAAGCGCACGATTTGCTAGGAAACTCGCGGGGTTCGCGCTTCGGTGACGTGTGGTACGATCTTGCTGGTGTCTCGGTGCGGCAGGTTCTTTCTAGCGGCCCTGAGCTTGCGCTTTGATTTGGACTTGCCGCCTTTTCGGCCTGCGGACTGGCGCAAAGGGCACGCAAAAAGCGGGCACCGGATGGCACCCGCTCGGGAAGGAATCAGACTTTTGCTCGGTAGTGTAGGCGCTTGAGCTTCTCAGGCTCGCGGCGCACCATGGTTCACCGCCTTTCACTCGGGGTTGCGTGCCCGATTCGATGCGGGAATGAAAGCACTCTGCGGCGCGGGAGTCAACCGGAAAAGAGTAGCCGCCTGATTTTATGATCGGTTCCGCCTTCCCGGTTTCCCGATGTAGCGGACTCACGGCCTCGCGGCGAGTCATGCACCTGTCAGACCGGTGCGCAGGCGGCTTTGGGTGCCGGGTCCGGTTGATGGGACACGCGGCGCTGACATCGGGAGCGTATCAATTCGGTGCCTTCACCGCAATGGGAAACCCGCGCGCGCAAGGTCCGGCGAGGAGGTCCGGGAGGAAACCGGCTGTCATGCGCGCGCGGGAATGGCATTACTTATGGGCGGCTTCTGTGCGCTTGGCTTCCGCGTAGTCACGAAGGAAGCCCGCCACCTTCACCGCGCTCTCGCGCCGCTCAACAAGCGCATTCTGGTATGAATGTCTTTGCTCTGACGTGAGCGACGCCACAAACCGTTGCTCGTATTCCTTCTTCCCGGTGAACAGGTGGCCCCCGGCATATCCCCTGGCCCAGTTCATCACGGTGGTGGGCGTCACGCCGGGAGTCTGCAGCATCTTGTCCAGCGCGGCAATAGCTTCCGGTTTGTTTCCCAGATTGACGTAGCGCAGAACATCAGAGTATGTACCCTCACCAAACTCCTTGATCGGAACCTTGTTTGCGATCTTCCAGTCGCGGGCCAGATTCATCATGCGCTGCTGTGCAGAAGGCGCACCGATAGACTTGATTCCCATGGATGCAAGCATCTGCTTCTCGAACTGTCCAGGAAACAATTCGTTGTGCTGCCCGGTCACAACATCGTTCACGCCCTGATAGAGCACCTTCGCTCCGATGGGCATTGGCATGGCGGCAACCGCGACCTTTTTGATTGTGTCCCATGTTCCCTGCGTCGCACGCCCAAACTGGTCCTTTTGCGTCAGGGCCAACCATGCTGCGCGCGACTGCGGCTGCAGCTTGTTCAGCAGCACGTCACGCGCCGCGGCGTCAAGACGGCCCGTGCGCTGCATCTGGTCAAGCACCTGATGGCCAATCTCTGTCGGGATGGCCAGCGGAGAAAGCATCATACCTGGCCCGCCTCCAATGACATCGGGAACCCATGCCGAAATCTTGGCGTCCGGCCCCTCTTCCGGATTATCCCATGTCGGATGGCCACGGAACACGTAGTTCAACAATTGGTTTGCCGCGAACCCGGCTAGCGCCAGTCCGGCAGTGCCGACCGCCAACGGTGCCGCCACGATGCGCCTAGCGTTCTCGGGCGTCGGCCCCTTGGCGACAAGGTTGTATGCGCCCTTGGCGATCTGTTTGTACGCGCCGAACTCGCTCTGAACAAGCCCAAGATTCCAGTGCGGGGCGAGGAAGAAAATGCGCGCCAGGTCATTCGCTGTCTTGCTCTTGAGCACCCCCTGCGAACCGAACGATGCGAACCGCGTGTTCAGGTCATGCACCACGCGATCCGCAATGGCTTCGGCCGGCATGTCGGGATTGGCCTTGCGAATCAAGTTGAACCAGATTTTTCCGGCCTGCGCCATGGCCCCGCGCTGGTACGTGGTGAACAGGAACTTGTTGTACTGGCCAAGCAACGGAACGTTCTTCAGGAACTCGGTGTGCATGTTATCTGCGATGCTGCCGATGTTGAAGTGTCGGTCCACCAGCAGCTTGATAACGGCGTGATCCTCAAGCACGTCTGCCAAGCGGTCTGCGGGAATCTCGCCATGCGCCGCCATGTTACGCAACTCCTCCGGCGTGTAGTCCATCGCCAGCACTCCCTTGCGGAAGGAAAGAGGACTGCCCGTGTAGACGGTAGACCAGAATGCCAAACGACCAAGATGGAAGGTATCAAAGAGCAGCGTCGTGTGCTTGGTGCCCGAAACCACCTGCATCAGCGTGTCGTTGAAGAAGCTCTCTCCGGTCAGCGCCTTGTAGAGCCCGACGTAGGGGTTCAGCACCGTCTTAAACTTCTTGGTTCCGCCAACATTAACCGTCGTGTATCCAGGAGGAGCCTCCATAACGCCGGCAGAAACGGGCTTGCCGTCTGGACCAACCTGCATACGCGGGACTTCCGAAGCACCAATCGTCTTTCCAGTCACGGGATCAATCATCCGGTCAAGCGATTCGTTCCACAGCTTGCGGTTGACAATCATCTTGCCGCGAGAGATGCGCTGCTGAAGAAGGTCAATGGCGTCCAGAGACTTCGGAACGTGACCATTCTCAAGCGAGTCAACAAAAGTATCCCCCCCCGTGCGCTGGCGGGTGAAGTTTCCAGAAACGCCACCGCCGGATTCCGCCGCATCGTCAATCGCCGCTTCGCGTTCCTGAATGTGGTAGACGTAGTTCTTTCGGTACTCGGTGTTGACGCCGTTCGCATTCTCAACCGATCGAAGCTGACGGTCGGTTTCGGCGCGGTACGCCCGTGCCGCGTCTGCCATGCGCGGAGCATTCTCGATGGCAAAGCGCAACCCTTCCTGCATCTTGCGCGACCACTTGCGAACCGCCGAGCTTGGAGACGTGTCGATGACTTTTTGCAGGCGCACCATGGCGGCAGACATCAGAGACACATCGCCCTCATGCTCGACATACGCCGTCAGGCCGATGCGCTCCAGGCTTCCCGTGCTCTTGGCCTTGCCACCCACCCCCCGCACAAGTGCGTTCTCGGCCGTGTGGGCGTGCTGCGCGCCCTCGATGACGGCCCGCGTGTTACCCGCGTCTTGCTCGCCAGAAATCTCCCGGTTCATCGACCCGCGATCGTTGCGCCGCGCAAACCAGTTGAATGCGCGTTGCGCCCCGGCAGCGACTGCCGCGGTCTGCGCGTTCTGAATGCCGGTCGTGAAGTCCATGAACGGCTTGAGCGTGCCGAACACGCCACCGATTGACGGGCGCTCCGGAATCTCTCCTGCCGGAGCGGCCTGCGTCTTGACCATGTGCGAGTGCAGTTCAGCTTCATTGGAGAACTCTGGCTTTACCTGCCCCGCCTGCTTGGCAACGGCCATGGCCTCTTCGCGGGTGGCGAACCGCTGATTGCCAGAAGCATCCTCGACCGTGAACCCGGCGTTCGGCCCATAGCGCACGGCGTCCACGTTGCCGCCCATGACACCATCTGCGCCCTGTGCGGCCGCTGCATCGGCTTCGGCCAGGTGCGGCATGGTTTCTGCGATGATGGACGGGTGATCGGCCCCTGTGACGGCGCGACCGTCCGGGGTGCGGATGGCGGGGGCCACCACGCGGATGGCGGGGCCGTGGACGGCGGCAGGTGGGATCGCTGGCATAGGAGATGATTCAGCACCGGCAGTATCCCGCCGCGCCGCACCCTCTCCGGCAGCCTCATTCACCATTCCCTCTGCCGCTTCCGGAGGAACCGTACCCAGCACATCCGCCGCGTGCCCCGCACCTTGGGTATCATCCGCCGGCACCGCCCGACGTGCCGCAATCTGAGCTTCCGCATCTGCGCGCTTCATCCCACGCTTGACCAGAAAGTCAATCGCCTGTTCGCGAGTGGCGGTGTAACCCTCATGCGGCACCGCTTCCGCCATGATGTCCCTTGGCCCCGTAGGCGCTTCGGGCGAACCCCCGCCATCTTCTCCCCGCCCCGGACCTACAGAAGCTCCTGCGCGTGCTGCCGCCGCGCCTGAGGCGACTTCCGCCGCATCTCCCGCCGCACGGTATTCGGCCTTCCCCTGGCGCACGGCCCGAACCGTCTTCAATCCTCTCATTCCTGCGAAGCCAAGAGACCCGGCAAGGCCACCAATTGCACCCCTGACCGTCTCAAGCGCCACGTTCGCGTCTGGCTGCTCTCCGCTCAGGCGCCGAACTTCCGCCCCGCCGCCTTGCTGTACCGCCCCCGCCGCCGTCCACGTACCAGCCTCACGGACAATATGCGCGAACAATTTGTTTCCAGCGTCCATCTTCTGCTGCGTCGTCATCTTGGCCAACGCCCGCGCCGAAAGATCTTGCGCCTCTTTGCCGGCTCCGACTCGCGCCGCAATCAGCATGGGGATGGCCTCAACTGCCATCTGTGCCGCCGCCCACCGACGCGCCGTGCCCTTGTCCTTGCCCATGGCAACAAGGTTGTCAAACGTGCGCTGCCCGGTCGCCGTTACCCCAGCCGCCATCGGAAGCCAGCCAACCGGCCCGCCGGCCATCATGCCGATGCCCGCGGCAAGGCCCCCCGCCCCCGTAGCAACGTCGCTTGCCGCCCCCTTGCCCTTCTGGCGCGAGAGGGTATCGTCCTGCGCCTGCTCCTTGGTGGCGGCGCTCATGGCCACTCCTGCGCGTCCTGCGGCGCCAGGAAGCATCCGCATGGCGTCTGCCACGTCCTGCGGCCAAGCGTGCGCCACGGCGTTCCACGCGCCAGCCAAGAAGTCTCGCCCGACATCTGCCACCTTGCCGACCGTGCTTGTGGCGGGCTTCGGCGCGGACCCATCGACCTGCTTCTGAATCTGATCCTGCACGCCGGCAAGCATCGCGCGCTGCTGTTCGTCTGCGGAAGTGGATGCGCGGGCCTGAACTGCCGCCCGGTCCTTTCCCATTGGAGACCCTGGCGTGGCGGTCTGATATTCCTTGATGAACGCGGCACGGTCGCTGTCCGCAACTGGAACCATCTGGCCGTTCAGGGAAACATAGCGCACGGGCTGGTGCTCGATGCCCTTGCTTTCCGCCTCAACCTTGAACGCCGAAACGTCGCCGTCGGCAACAGGAGGAAGAAGCGTGCCCTTGGAGTCAACAAACGCCTGCGCCGGTTCTACCGTCTTGCCAGCCTGCTGCGCCTCCTGGTGGAATGCCGGCAGGTCTTCATCGGCCACGAACTGCACGCTGCCGTCTGATACGACGAAAGGGTTAAGCTTCTGCATGTTAGGGCTCCAGAGGGCACCCATGTGCCGCGGCGTCTTCAAATTGTTCGTGCAGCTTTTCAAAGGACTCGGTATGAATTGATATTCCGTATCCCTCAACCTTCTTCGCCACGCCGGCGCACATCGCGCACGCGGCATCCAACGTGCTACCAAACCCGACAACGCACCCGGCAGACTTCGTGCCTGGCCCCTGGGGCGCGCTGAAGTACTCTTTTCCATCCTTGGCTGCGTAGCGAAGCTTAACGTACTTCCGCATGGACGGAGGGAAGCCGATCGGTTGCCAGTGTTCCGCGCTCCACTCACTGTCAATCATGGCCTGCGCGCCGTATCGGGAAATCCACTTCGGCGGAACCATGACGCCCTGTGCGCCTTGCCAAACTATCTCTCCAAGGTTGCCGATCATCTCGCAGTACAGGTCTGCCGGGGGGATGCCGCACCGGCAGCATAGGTCGATCATCGGTCCATAGTCCGCGCTCTGGCACCGCAACTCGCTGGAAAGGAAGCCGCGATACCCGACGCGACGCAACTCCCATTCCATGCCTGCGTTGAACATGCGGATAGGCTTCGGCCACTTCGCGGCGGGAAGCACCACTCCAGCGTATGCCTTGTCTTTGATTTCGATTCCGCACAGGCAGTCTGGTGGTTGGCGTCCGTCGATGCACCATCCGTCCAGCCCGATTTCGATGGCGTCCTCAATGGCGTCCTCAACCACAAACGGGAAATCCTTGGCGTCCGGTCCAAGGTCGCGCCGCAGATCATCCAACTTCGGCTTGAGGAGATCCACCTTCATACCGCCGAATGTCTCGGTAAGCCCGCGATACCGCGATATTTTGGCGTAGGTGTTCGGGTTGTCGGAAAGCCACTTGGTCAGCGCATCCACGCCTTCCACGATGCGCCACGGCTGAACAGGAAGCCCCGCCTTCTCCATCAACTTCTTGGTGCGCGCTCGGTCCATCTCTAGCTCGTCTCCGTCGCGCCCGCCCCAAACAACCTTGCCCAGTGCGAGCAAGTGCTTCTGTAGAGGAGCGTGGCAGTTGTCGGGGAAAACGAACAGATCGCACTTGTCCAGATACGGCCAGAACGACGGCACAACGGTCAACCCCTCAAGGTCGCGTCCGATCCAGCACCGCGTCACAAGCGGGAACTCGCACTCGACGGCCCCGGGCTGGCAGTAGTACGTCTTGGCGAAGTCGCGTGAAAGTCGGGATGCGACCTCAGAGAAGAGGCCGTTGTCGATGACCATGGCCGTGATCTGGTTGGCTGGCTTCATTCCACCCCGCTACTTGTTCAATGAATCCGGCTTCCATTTCGCGACTGGGGCGGTGGTTGAAGGTGCCGCCCCGGACGCGGAAGGCGCAACTTGCTCGCCCTGCGCGAACACCGAGTTGTACGACTCGAACGCCTTGTCATACTCGGCCTGCAGGTCGGCACGCCGCTCTTTGGCTGTCAGCGGATCGTTCATGGCCTTCATAATGGCCTTCATGCGCTCCCGGTGAGGCGCCGCCGTTGCCTGCCGGCGCTGTATTTCCAACCGCACGGCACCCGCATCGGCCTTCGGCTGAAGCGTCTGAACGAACTTTCCGCCTTCGTCAACGTACCCGCCCGGAACGCTTTTGGGTCCGACCTGCTTTGCCGGTGGCGTGATCGGCGTCCACTGTCCGGTCTGTGGATCATATGTCGCGCCCGTTCCGCCCTTGCCAAACTGTGCCTGCGGGGTCTGCTGCGCTTCGGAAACGCGCATGTCCGCGGCCTGCTGCATCTGCTGAAGTCGCGCATCTGCGGCGTTTTTCGACTCCTTCTGCGAACGCTCGGCGGGCGTACCCCATCCCTGTAGGGCGGCACCCGTGTAGCGTCGCGCGGCGTCCTGCTGAACCCACGAGAGTTCTCCGCTGAATGCCTGCGTCGGCGTTCCTGGAGCGGCGTTGATCTGCGACCAGTCCGGTCCTTGCGCGCCGGGGTTCGGCACGCGCATGCCAGGAGGAAGCATCACAGACGCTTCGGGCATTCCCACGCTCCAGTTTCCGGGGTGCGCTGCTGGCGTGGCCACGCGCATCTGCGAAGGCAGCGGCACATTCGCCCACTGCGGCGCGGGAGCGGTTGGCGGCGCACCGGGAGGAGGGAGCGGGTTTTGAAACGCCAGCGGAACGCCAGGAGATGGAGGTGATTGTGGAACGGGCGGCGCGGGGGATGGTGATCCGACCAATCCGGTCTGCCAGTTCCCGCTCGCGCCGACACCGCGAAACGAACCGCCGCCGCCTACGAACGGCGCAGCGCCAGGAGCGATTGCATTCTGAACCGCCGCCTGTCCGGGAACCTGCGGCGGTTGCGGCATAACCGGAGGGGGTGTTTGCGTGACGGCAGGAGGCGACGACATCGGCGTAGCCACCGGCTCATTTGTCCCATTCATGCGGTTCTGTTTTGCAAGCCAGTCCTCGTAAAAGCCCATATGCCTACCCGTCCTTTCATCACCGTTCCGTCCCACACACATTACAGCATTCCAACACGATCCGCAATGATACTACCTTCTCTTGTATCCTCCCGGAACGTCCCACTTCAACAGCGGAGGCAAGGCTATCACCGTCGCGTTCGTCGCCCCGCTGGCGTCCTGTTTCTGAAATCCGCTGTAGGTAATGCTTTCCGTCTCTCCGACATTGGTGGTCCCGCTTGGCGCCCATCTTATGATGACCGATGTGATGTTGGTAACGGGAATTGTGTTGGTAACGTACGCCGAAGCATATCGGTAGTTCGTGGAATACGAATAGTCTGGCTCTGCGGGGTTAAGATAACCGGCCATAAAATTATGACCGTCGTAACGCGTTAGAGCCCAATAAACATGGATTGTATCCCACACAAGGACTTGCTCTGAATCAAGGTCAACGGTGGAGATGTTGGTTGACACACTCACATAGCAATCCACGCCAGCAAGCAGCGGGTCTTGTGCTTTGGGAAGCCCGAGCCAAGCCGTTGAGTTTTTGTTTGTGACGACGTACGTTACCGGAAAAGAATTAGTGATGTAGCTACAGTATATGAGCGTAGGGTCGAAGACGCCTCTTGCTACGGTTACCGTTGTTGGAGGGTAATATATGTTTTGAATCCACGTAATAGGCATAGGACCATAAATCCACATCACCCATCCCTCGATCCACCCTACGGTCTGAATGCATTCTCCTGGTAAAACGTAGGTCACAATGTTGGTCGGCTCATCGTTTTCCGTGGAGCTGGTGTAGATCGTGGCCATCGGCCCATAGGTAACGTTTGTCTGACAGTTGACAAAACCGTTAGTCTTAGAGCCGACAAAACCAACGGCCTGAGCTACAAAATGCGACGGATCAATTCTTCCGCTGTAATCATTTGAGTTGTTGTTCGCGCCCGTGGCATACCAGAACTTAATTGGGTAGTCTGGAAGCGTATAGACCGTTGCCGTGTAGAAATCTGTTTCGTGATTCGCCCCGGTCCAAACGGAAAGCGAACCAAGCACCGCCGTCACGTCATCCATCGACCATCGTATGCCGGATGAACGGAGGAACGACGGAGATGCGTCGAGCGGTCCTCCGCTTCCGTCATCCTGCCCGTATATCTGATATTGACCAGGAAGCCATGGGTTTTGTTCGTACACTTCATCCCAGTTGATTCCTTCCATGCCGGTATATAGCTTTGTCGGCTCGCCGAATCCAACGGTCTCTTCCCAGTCAATGCTTCCCGTCCACAACCATGAATATCTCGGCGGACCCTGGTAGCCGTTCGTTTGTACGTTGTACGCCCCATCGAAGCTTATCGCGTCATAGTATGACCTCCATGGCGCACCGTCTGGAGAAGGCAAGTTCTCCCATGGTGCAACCCCCCACGTTGGCGGAAACATGCCGTTCCACGTATCGTCCATGTTTACCCACGGGGAGCCAGAAGACGGATGGTCCACGGAATATACCGTGTCTTTTGACCCAACCGTTGTCGTGCCCTGCTGGTCGCTCCACGCCCAGTTCGGATTGGTTGTCCAGACAAGTTGCCTCAAATAGTCCACGCGCTCGTTGATGTCGTAGGCGCTGGCGAAGTTCGGGAACGGGCCGAAGCTGTGCTGCTGCGGGTACACCAGCGCGATCGTTGTCCCTGTCGGCGCGACTCCCGCGATCCCGCTCACGTCGTCCACTTCAATCCAGGTCGCGTTGGCAGGCACGTCCGCGCCCGTACTGGCAGCGACGTGCTGCGCTTGAGTTGCCGTCATCTGGTGTGTGGCGGCGATGGCGTTGACCAGCGCAATCCCCGTAGCATCGAACGTCACGCTGGCGGTCGTGCCGGACGGCGCGATCGTGCGCCACACCGGCCGCGAGTCTACGATGAACTCCTTGAATGGCTGAATGGTGTGCGTGACCCAGCGGCCGGCGTTCCCGTTCGTAGGTGCATAGGTCATCTCCCAAACTACGGCCGGGTTCGTCGTGAACGGCTGGCGCGTGAAGAAGTCGTAGCCACCGTCAATAATGAGGCCAAACTCGTCGTTGGTAGACGGCGGGAAGGCCAGAAACCCAATGTGCGCGTTGGTCATAACCTGCGCCGGCGTCAGATACGGGTAGTTGGTTGGGAAGTCGATCCCCACCCAGCGGTCAAAGTTGGTTCCCGGAACATCTATGCCGGGCGTGATGACGGTTGGATAGGTTGCGGGAAGCTCGTATCCGTGCTCTAAAATCCTTCGGCTTGTCCACCACCAGTCGGTCTTCCAGTAAGCCCATCCAGGATTAACAAGCGGATCTTGAATGGCGCCATAATCTCCGGTCGGTCTGTTCGTGATGCTCTGCCAAAACCACTTGTTCAGCGTTCCTTCTCCGTCAACCCAATTGGTGCTGTTGTTAACGAAGTACGGCGTGATGTCCAGCAACTTCTGGTCAAGCAGGTCAAAGAAGTCCCGCGTCAGAACCGGGTGAATCGTCTGCCCACCATAGGTGAACGGCGAAAGCTGATTAGTCGTCACGACTTCGTTGTAGACCGGCGTGCGCGCCGTTCCAAGTGTCTCCATGTGGTCGAAGATGTGGTGCGTCTGCACATAGCAGAACGGCGTCAGCGCAACCCCCATCGGACTCGTGCGCGGCCCCAGCGACGCCACGCGATCGTTGATCGCCTCGACAAGCTGGCTCACGACACCCACGTCCTGAAGCTGATACCATGACCAGTACCCGCCCGTCGCCTGGTTGGTGTATGGGGGGCCCACGAACTGCGCGCGCGCCGCACCGCAACCCAACAGGGCTACAGCACAGGCTGCGAGAAATAGAAGTCGCCGCGGTGACATAATCCCCCTTGCTGTTGCCATGATGTTCCGACCTTGGTGTACTTGACCAGCGGAAGAAAGATTCGATCCGTTGAACTCGTTGGAGTTTCCGTCATGTGGTCGATGCCGCCCGCGCTCAAGTCTCGCGCCGCCCACACGTAGACCCACTCGGTATCGCCGGCCAGCGTCAAGGTGCCGCCGCCTACGGGAAGGTTTGCCTTGTCCGCCCAAATGGTGCCAGCCGTCACGGTCACGGAAGCGCCGTCCTGTGAGACCTCGAACGTCTGCGGGTCTTCGCCTTCCCCCTCTGTCACATATCTCTGTAAACCAACCGTGTCTGCCGGATCAACGCCGCCCTGCGAAAGCGCGCCAACCGCATCGGCAACGAGAGGATCAACGCTCAGGGCTTCGAGAAGCGTCTGGCGCATATCCGAGTCCGCGTCATCGGCGCGATACTGGATTCCATCGTTGTCGTCGTCAATCATCAGTAACTCGTCGTGGCGTTAATATCGATAACCACGGCCGTGCGTTGAACATCGCGAATGGCCATGTACTGAAACTCGTTATTCGCCAAGCGCTTGAAGTAGGACGACAGGCCGATGTGCGCTATCGTGACCGGGTTTTTGCTCTGCCAGTCGGCATGTCCAAGATGCTGATCGGCACCGTAGCGAAAATCCCACACATAGTCATACGTGACCTTGTACCGATTGCCTCTGTTTACCTCATCCTGAAACAGCTTCCCGGGCTGATCAAACATCTGGTAGTAACCGGAGTTCAGCGCACCCCCGCGAATCGCAGAATGGATTGTCGCGTGCCACAATCCGCTTTGGTCGTCGCGGGCAACGTGAACGTTATTGCTGAGCCCGCCAGGAAGGGCGGAGATGGCCGCATCCAGCGATGAGATTTTCGTGCTGGCGAGAATCGTGATGGTGTACGAACCGCCCATGTTGGGAACCGTGAACACGGAAACAAGGCCGGTGCCTGAAACGACAAACTGGTGAATCTCCCATGACTTGAGTTCCCCCGCGCGATCAAAGATTGCCCGCTTTGATGCGCTGCCCTGCGTCCACATGCCAGACACAGGCTTGCCGTTGACCTGAAGCGTTGTGGCGGGGTCTGCGTCGCTGTATCCCTTGCCCGTGGATTGCAGGTACGTCAATAGCGCGTCGGCGTGACCCTCCTCCATAAAGGTGATGTAGCGGTCGATGGTCTGAAGGTCGTAATCCGGTCGGAAGTCGCGGCGGTCGGCCTCGCGCCAGACTTGACCGGCGAGCAATGCCCCGGCGTTCGCAATTTGTTCTGGCGTGAGTGGCATGTTACGCCCCTTCCCGTTCCCCGTGGATTCCGGCCGGCTCGGATAGGCGCTCGCCGATGTCTGCGGCGATGACCGGCCACAGACCCTGAGTCTTCAGATCGTGGTACGTCTGCCCCGCCTCGTGCACGGCCAGGTAGTACGCCAGACGCGCCATGAAGGCCACGGCGGGCTTGCCGTCGTATCCCGCGTTGGACGTCGCCATGGCCCACAGAAACAGCTTGTTGAACCATTCCAGCGTCTCGGCTTCGGTCCAAACCCATGCCGCGGCGATGTCCGCAACGAACTGATACCCGGCGTCGTGCGGTGCGGCCTCCAGGAGCGCGTCACCCGGGCCGTCATAGGCGTAGCCGGCGCGCTGGATGATGCGGGTGTAGCGGTCTCCCGGGGTGATGGTCAGCCACTCGTTGCTGAACGTGCGCGGGGGGATCACGACGTCTTGGCAGGTCGGGAGCCAAGTCACATCGCGGGTGAGGGTGGCGGGGTACTCAAAGATGCCGCCTAGACCCTCGCACGGGCCGGTGACGCGAACGGGGAAGTTATCGGGGAAGGTCATGGCGTCACCTGGCTTACTTGCGCGGGAGGATTGGTCTGGAGCGTGATATTATGGCGCGTCTCCTTGTGCGGCCAGATGTTGACGATGAGCGCAGCCAGGCCGGCCGCTATTGGGATCTCGAACGCCAGCAGATGAATTGCCCCGTTCATTTTGTCCATAGACTGCTTGACCCCGCCTACTTCGGCACGAATGTCCTTGATGTCCGTTTTGATGTCTTCGTGCGACGGGCAGTGCATGGGCGCGGGAGTGGCGGCCCGTGCGGCGGCAGCGGCTTCGCGCACGACGGCGGCGGCTTCCCGGCAGGCCTGAGCCACACCCCGCGCTGCGGCGCTTTCCTCGCGCAAAGCCTCTCCCCGGCTGCGGGCGTCCTGGTCGGCGTCAAGTTGCCGGTTGCTCATGTCATACGGGTGCGTGCTCACGGCTTGCCCTCCAAGTTCAATGCGCCGATCTGGCGCCAGATCTCGCAAGTGGTTGTTGGTCGCTGGTCGGGAGCGTAGTCTCCGGTCGTCGGACGCTGCGAGGCAAAGGGTGGCCATGTCGTCGTCGGCATCGGCATGACGGTTGCCGGTCCGCATGTACACTGGGCCATCCATGGCGCGTTCACCTTGCCGCACCTGGGCCATATCCATGGGTCGTTCACGGCTTGCCGCCTTCCTGAGCCTTTGTGTCTGCGGCGTCCTGCATCTGCGCAGATGACACGCCCCGGTCACGGGCGGCGAAGCCAAGCCACGCGGCGCCCACTGCGGCCATGATCTGCCCGGCAACCTGCCACTTGCTCCCGGTCGGCGCGGACGCCACTAGGACACCACCAGCAGCGGCGAGGGTGCCGCCCATGGTCGTGCGCCAGTTCAGGCCCAAAAGCTTGTCCATGATGCTCGGTTGTTCGTTCATGGTCTGCCTCACTTCGCCGGTTTGCGTGACACCCACTGCCAAGTGCCGTCCGACATCTGGACGCACACGCGCCCGTTGACGACTGCGCCCGCGTTTGCAGGGGAAGCGGCCGGCACGGGGTCAGGAGTGCCAAGTGCATCCAAGACCGCTTCAACGGTCTGGCACCCGGAGCACACGGCGCAGAGCAGCAGGATTGCGATTGGCTTCATGGACATTCTCCTCACTTCACTGCGGTCACGCCCTCGGCCGCGCCTTGTGCAACGGCCTTGACGGTGTTGGTATCAAGTCCAGACAACACGGATGCGCCGCCGCTGGGTTCGTTCAGAATCCACACGTTGATCGTGATGTTTGTCGAGTCGCGCACGTCCACGGCTGCGCTGGCGTTGCGGCTGGACGCGATGGGGGACTGACAGCCGCAGATCACCAGCTCCGCGACGATTGCCGCCACGATAGCAAGAATCAGCAGACAGCGAGGGTTGCGGCGGATGAATCGCTTGATGCTGTGCTTCATGCGTCTCCTTCCGCCGAATTGGTCGGCGTGTTGTCTCTCAATTACCCGCCGCCCGCGCAAGCGTCCTCACACGAACGCGGGGGCGGTTCCCGGCCACCCGGCCGGGAAGTCATTGGCCATATCCGCGTTGCGTGTATTCGGCCCGCGCGTCGATCTCCCATTGCCGCACCTGCGCGGCGCTCGGTGTTCCGTAGTACGCCCGCCAGCCGAAAAAGCGATATTGCTGCGAGTACAGGCTAAAAAAAGCCACGGCAAGCACCCTCATTTGTGCGCCGGCCGCGATGTAACCCGCGTGTGAAACGTGATACACGTTGGTCGAGCACCGCATCTCGCCATATTTGAAAAAGCATCCATAGACCACGTTGGTTTGCGGCGTGCAGACCCATTGATAAACCAGAAAGCCGGCGTTCGTGTTGATACTAGTTTCATCCGGGGACTGTAAATCATCGCCTATCCCACTCACGCCATACCACTCGTTGCTGCCCATGGTCGTGATTCCAATGGCCGCAAATCCTGTTGTGCTCATGCTGATTTGCGTGCCGTTGGTCACGGGGCCGATGGAACGGTCGAAGGCTCCTGTGACCGTGATGCTGCTGCCGCCGACCGTGATCGTGGCAGGGTTGCTGCACGCGCCGACAATGGCGTATCCCACGGGGATATGCCCGCAGCGGGTATACGTGTTCGTGGTGACAATCACGGCCCCGGAGAAGACGCGCCCCGTTGACCATCCCCACGCGCCGCCGGCCAGATCGGGGCCGCGGGTGATCGCCTCGCCGTCCGAAAACATGTAGCTGGTCGGCTCGCCCATGGTGAGGTTCACAACGGGTTGGTGCAGTGTTGCAATGAGGCCACAGATTGTGATGTTGGTGCACGCGTACCGCACGGGATGGCAGACAAAGCCGCCTATCCCCTGATCTACCTGGATGCGGCAGGAGTACGGCGCCGGGGCCGCAAGCCATGGCCAAGCGGCAAACAGGCCGGACGCCAGGGTCACGGCTGCAAGGATGATTGGCAGGCGCTTCACTTGGCCACCGCCTTTGCGCGCCGCGCCGGGACTTTGAACGCGGGCTTATTCGTCAGCGTCAGGACCTCCTGCGCATACCCGTTGGTGATGCACCAGCTACGCGCCATGATGACCGTGCCGGTCGGCTGCGTCGCCCGCTGAACGCGCCACCAGCCACACCAGGACGCGCGCACGGCATCATTCGTGGACAGGCTGCACGCCTGCCCCGTTGCCAGGTCTTGCCCTCGGAACGGCAGCGGCTGGGCAATGCGGTCGATGCGCGCACCGTCCGGCGAGTGTACCCAGCCATCGGCCAGGGCGACGCTAGATGCCAGCAGCAGGACGCTACCTAGAATAGAGCGGAATCGCCACATACGCACCTCCATCCCAAAGCAGCACGATGCCATAAACGCGGTTGCTGGTCACGTCGAGTTGCGCGGACCAAATCAAGTTTGACGGCCAGGTGATCGTCGGGGCAATGGTGGTCGGCGTCGTCAGCATGAGTTGCATGGATCTTGGTGCGGATGCCCACGGCGTATTGGTGGCGTTGATGCTGTACGCGGCGTTGGTCGGGGCAATTACCCATGAGGCTGACTTGTTCCAGTCTAGCCAGACGGTACCGGCCGCGACGGTGGCGTTGCTCCAGACGCTCAGGACGGCGTTGCTGACCACCGCCAGCGCCCCGGTGGACGCCGCGCCGGTCGGGCACCCTGGGTTGCCGGACACGTCGCTGTCGGTGTAAAGAAGAGTCTCGTCCTGCCCCGTGTCGTTGGCGTAGATGTGGTAGAGCGCGAATCCGTTTGACAGCCGCTTGGCGAAGTCGATTGCACGCGGTGCGCTAAAGACGGATTGCAGCGTCCAGTATGCCCCGCCTGCTCCGTATGGGTACAGGCCAAGGGGCGCGAGCAGATTGGTTGAACCATTCAGCGGCAGGTATCCGGCGAGGGCGTCAGCGCGGGCGAAGGTGGAGACATTGCTCTTGCAGATTGACGTGTTTCCGTTGGTGGCCCCCGGCTGCAACGCAGACAGGCCAAGCGCGGCCCCGTTGGTATAGGGCGAGACCGCCGCCGTCACTACGTCAGTCACGGCGGCAAAGGTAGGGCGGGCTGCGAATAGGTTCGAGTGCGCGTTCGGGTCCACATCGTGGTCTACCAGCATGATGGCGGTGGCGATGCGCGTCGCGTTGGTGATGGGGACATAATCAATGGTCAGACTGCCAGCCCCCCCGTCAAACGTGTAACTGCTCGCGACGGGAAGTTGATTGGCAGCCATTCCGTTAAAAGTCCAACCGCCAGCGAACCAACCCACTTGCCAAAAAACTCCTCCAAGCGTCCCCTCATCTGGATATTCCGCCAATGACCAAGGCCCGCTGTTATACCAGTTCCTGTTGCCAAATCCATCCGAGACAGGGTTTGCCCATACCGTCCCAGGAGGAGGACCGTTATATCCATCACCGTTCGTGCCACTCACGTACACGTCGGTCGAGTTCGTCACCGTCACCTGATACGGCCCATCAACACGCTGTTCAGTCCAAGAACATCCGCCCGCGACCTCCAGCATCGTCGCCGCCGTCGCACGCGCCACCGTCGAGGTCGGCAAGGTTGAACCAAGCAGCGCCTGCACGAGGTTCGTCGCCTGCGATGCCGAGATGCCAAGATTCGTCAAAGCGATGAATAAAGCGTTCGTCGCGGAATCGGTGTGGTTTGTCGCCGCTGCGCCGATTCCAGCCAAGGCGCTACCCGGGACCGCGTTGCTGGCCATCCCAGCACCGGCCGCGAACGTCGCGTTGATGGCGTACAAGGCATTGGTCGCGAATCCTGCCGTGCCTGAATACTGCACACCGGTCGATGTCGCGATGACTGCATAGTCTGCCAGCACCGCATGCGTGGCGAAGTCTGCGTTCGTCGCGTGAGAAGACTCCACCGCCGTGTCCGCGTTGGTGGAGTGACCAGCCTCTATGGCATACGTCGCGTTGCTCGCAAAGCTGGACAGGGACACCGCAGAAACGCCTGCCGTAGAAGCGTACCCAGCCGTCACGGCCACACCAGCAAGCGCAGCGTAGGCTGAATTGACCGTTGTGCTGGTCACGTTGACAACCACCGTCGTGCTGATGATGCTCCCGGATAGCGTTAGGTTTGTCGGGTTCTGGCACATAACCCGCGTGCCGGTGCGGTCCACGAACACGGGAATGCCGTTCGTGAACACGTTGCCAATCGCCACGATTGCCGGGTAAGCTAGCGCCACCCCGGCCGTCGTTCCGCCGCTGTACGGGGCGCCAGGATCAAACGCCCCGCCCCTTGCCATGCCAGACACGGCAAAGCACAGAACCAGGACGCGGGCACACAATGAACGCATTCTCATCGTCCGTACCCCCTGCCCATGATCTGCCGCGAACCACTGCGCCACACCGCTTGCCCCTGCAATCCAACCCGGTCGATGTAGCGCGAGTACAGACGGTTTCGCTCGGCAACGATCGCCGGGATGTCCTTGTAGTTCCCCATGTTTTCGCGGATGAGGATGCCAACAGAAGAAAGCACAACGTAGTCGTCGAACATCTTTGGCACGCCCACCTTCTGCCACGTCGTTGGGTCCGTGCCGGGCGTCACGCCGCTATTAGGCACCAGCGCCATCCAGCAATCGGGGTCCACGTACACCATGCTCTGCGTCTCGTAGTTCGTTCCGGCGCTCCACGCGGCCATGCTGAACTCAGGCGGAAGGGGACGGAATCGAATCCACGGCTTGAACGTCTCGGTGCGAGCGGGAAAAAGCAAACCCTGCCCATTGAAGAGCGGGGCAACGTCTTCGATCCACCGCACGGCGGTATGAAACCGCGGGTCTTCCTTGGTCGCGCACATGGGGTACTGCACTGCATCCATGGCCACCGACTCCCACGGCTGGAAAAACTCGATGTACTTCGGGAAGGTATGGTACTCGACCTTTTTCCAGTATGTTCCAGCCGTGTCAAGCAGTGGGTCTTGCCCGCTATTTGTCGTCACGGCGTAGTAGTAGTCCTGCAATGCAGGCGTCACGGAAACGTCTTCGCGAAAGACTTCTTGGCCGGCCGCATAGTTCTGTCCTGCGTTCCACGGTGGGCGGTACGTGCGCTGCTCCCACCGCATCAGATCGGTCCAGAACTTGTCCGTCCAGATGTCTTTGAGAGACGAATTGATGGCGTCGGCGTACTGCTGCTGCTCCTTGACCGTCATCAGCGGCAGAAACGTAGTCGGATCGAACCCGCGTAGCCGCAGTATTCGTGCGATGACGTTTCCAAGTGTGACCGTCTGGTACATGCACCACCCCTGTCGCTGTTATGCGATTCGCTTCTTGCCGGTCGGGTTAAGGGCGCATCGGCACCTTCCGGCGCCCCACCCGCTCCATGCCGCCTGGCTGACATCGCGCACCCTGGTATGCGGAAACGCCCGATCGCACGTCTCCTGCCAAAAACCTTCTGCCGCGTTCGTCATCACTTCCGGCCCCTCTTCTCGGATGGCCTTCTGCACGACCTCAACTGGTAGCCGGCGCATCAGCATGCTACCCGCCTTGGCCGGGAACCGCTTGTTCATCTCGACCGTTTCGCGCACGGCCTTCTTGTTGACATCGCACCCGCTGGTGCCGGTCCCGCCCTTCACAATAATGTTCGTAGCCATCCCGCCTACTCTCCTTCCGGTGCTTCTGCGCCCTGCCCGCCCTTGACGCCCTGCCTACCAGTCTGCTTATTAACGACGTGCTGCTGGTATTGGAACTTCATGGCCGCAAGGAACGCGCTGATATTCTGGAGGTACGCCGGGGAAATGGAGTTCTGGTCGGGGTCTTGTGTCAGGGCGTCCTCGATAGTCTTGATGCGCAGTTCGTAGTTCCACGCCCCAGTCTCGTCCACCGGAACCTGCATGCCGTTTCGCATGGCAATCAGGTGGCGCTTCGCCTCGTCTGCTTCGTGCGCGACTCCAACCTCTGCCGGACGGATGGCCCCTTCTGCGATCTGCGGCAGTAGCGCGCGGTAGGCGTACTCTGCGGCCGGGGCCATGTCCAGCCGGTTCTGCGGGTCAAGCTGCTTAATAGCCGGCAGCGCGTTGATGATGTCCACAAGCCTCTCGTGGTCAAGCTGCGCCGGATCAAACGTGATGACGACATCGTAATGTCCGGCAATCTCTTCTTTGCTCTTCGCCACCGGCATGTTGTCCGGACCCATGATCTGCTGAATCATCGAGTCAGGCATCTCCTGCATGGCAAGGTCGAGGAGGATCTGAAGCTCATCCTTGACTGACGCCAGCCTCAAGCCGACATCAAACTCCTGCTGCATTGCCAGCATGTTCGGGTCGGTGTCTGCGGTCTTGCGTCCCCAGTATGTAGATGCTCCCTTTTCGATGTCCTGCACCAGCAAGCGCGCTGCGGTGGCCGGTTGAGGCGGCTGCAGAAACTCTGCTTTGGCTCCTGGACGCGAAAGCGCCAGGTGCTTTAAAGGGGCAAGGAATATCTCTTCGCTTCCGCGCCCGTCGTTAGTGGTAAACGGAGGCAGCGTGGAAATCTCCGCGCCATTTACCTGAAGGTCGCGCATGCGCTTGATGGTGAACTGCTCAGGGCCAACGATTTCAGGCACGCCGCGTGAGTTCAGGGCAAAGTCATCAATGATTTCACGGCGGTGCAGAACACCGGGCCACCTGTTCGGAAGCGCCTCCAGCTTCATCCCGTGCGCCGTGCGCGTTCCGCTGTAGTCAAGAACGGTGTAGTAGCGGGCAGAAATGCCATCCTCGTTGGTGGCAAGGAAGTGAGCCCACACGACCTGATACTCGTTCTGGTGCAGGCCGGAAGAGTAGTTTGCCAGCCACGCCGGGGTAGCAATGGTGCTGTCAAGAAACGCCGCGTTGCCGCGCTTCTTGAGCACATCTTCGATAAACTCCGCGTCCCACCCCATTGTGGTTTCGCGCTGGCGCAACTCGGATGCGCTGATCCACTCAAGCTCAAACCAGCACGAACAGTCATCGAAGTCGCGGATGCTGTCGGGAACAAAGAAGTCGAGGGCGAACCGCTTGGCCCCAATCTCCGGGCCGTCGAATGAAACGATTTCCAGCGGGAACTCCGCCGACCCATCCTTGGCGATCTGCTGCGCGATCTTCTTGGCGCGCTTCGGCTTCAGGCGAGGAAACATGTCCTGAATCATGGCGACAACGGCGGTCAGGTCGCTCGCCGGGTCAGTCATGAACGCCAGGAACTGCATCGCCTGCTGCTGCGGTTCTTCGGGCTGTACGTCGCGGCCAGCGTCTGCCATCGCGCCAGCGTACTCATCAATCCACTTGGCGGCAATCTCATCCGCCGTCAGCGTCTTCATCTCCAGACCGGTCTCGTGCCGCCAGTACACGCGCATGAGGGCAATGGCCGGCGTGTCGCTGTCTTCGTAGTTCCAGAGCTTGATGTGCTCCTTAATCCACCGCGCACCCATGCGGGAAATTAGCCACCGCAGGATGATGGACCACTTTGCCGCGCTTCGTGCGTCGGCCCCAAGTCCGGAAGGCTCGCACCGAATCTGCGCACGCATGAGGGCAATCACACCCTGCTGAACGCGCTCGTTGATAACGCTATCGGCAAGCCACACGGGCTGATCCGACTGCCCCTCAAACATGTCCGCGGTCTCTGTCCAGTTGCGACCGTCAAAGGAACGCCCCGGCCAAATGTTGAACCGCACGACATCGTTGTTGTAGCGGAACGTCTGAAACTCGGCACAGCGCGTGGTGATCCTGTCAATCTCAGACTTGAGGCTACGGATGGTATCTTCATCAATGGGAGCATCGCCGCCGGCACCCGCAACCACTTCGTATCTGGGTTCGCCTTCTTGCATTGCGCCGCTCCCGATATGTCCACGGAAATCTTGATGGGCGGCCGTGTGCGTTGAAGTCCGCACACAGAAACCGCCCCAGGAATGGTCATCCTTCTCCGCTAATCTCGGTAGCTCTTGCCCATGATGCGCAGGAATATGCGAAGATGTCCGTATGTCAGATTCGACATCGGCAACGTGTTCGCTCCTGACTGCGCAATGGTCGCGACGAGTTGCGCGCTAACGGTCTGCTCGTTCATAATCGGCCTCGTCAGAGTTGCCAGGGTATTACTCCCTCCGCTCACGGCATAGCCGGTGCCGAACGAACCGTAGACGGTTGGCGTCGATGCGTATGCAACTTGCAACGCACTGATCCACCGAGCGGCCGTGTTCGTGTCTCCAAACGTCACGGTCATGTTGAAGTTGGTCAGGCCAACGATGTTCGTAGCGGTCTGAACCGCCCCGAACGCCTGATCCAACTGGTAGCCGGCAAACGCGATGCTGCACGGCGCCGTGACTTTGTTGGTGAACGAGATGGTCTGGTTGCTGGCCGTACAGCTTGCTAGATCGGAGAAATCCACGTTGATGACGTGGGTTGCCCCGTACCGAGCACGCTCCTCGTTGGTCAGCGTGGTAATGGACGTGCTCGCACGCGCACACACCGACCCCAGGGCGACGGCGGCGACAATCAGACTGATAAGCTTTTTCATGTTCATGTTCTTTTTTCTTTCTGCCGCGCCGTTAGGCGAGTGCGTTGGGGACGATTGCGAACTGGCCCTGCACCGTGCCGGGCTTGAGCATGCCGTCGCTCTGGTGATAGCCGCGCAGGCCGCCACCCTTGCTGTTGCCCTTGTTCGGGTCGAAGTGCTGAATCGGGTTCAGCCAGTTGATCGACCAGAACTTCGGGTTGATGGCGTAACCGCTCGCATCGCTCAGGGCGGTCTTCTGCCAGGTCCTGTCCGTGAGCGTGCGGTTCACCCAGAAGGACAGCATCGAACGCACGATGCCCGCGTCGTTCTGGAACCAGTCAACCGCCGTCACCAGCTTCTTGGACATCGCATCCAGCATGGCGAAGCGCGTCACGACCATGTTGGCCTGCACGGTGGCGGTCGGGTTCAGCGCCCAACCCGTCATCTGCATCTTCAGGGCCATGCCGGCGTGCATCACAAGGTCAATGCCGCCAACGACCTGATTGGCCGCGGCCGCGCAGATGAGCTTGAACGTTGCCTCATCCAGCTTGGCCAGCGTGCCGTCGTAGTACTGCCCCGGCGTCACGGCGATGTCCGCCGGAATCGGGTCCAGCGTCCGCTGCGCGAACACCGTCGCGCCGCCATTCGCGGCGTAGGCGCTGGTGCCGATAACGGGCAGGAGCCAGTTGCCGACGCAACGGGTCTTCGTGATCCCGCTATCGTTGCCGCTGCCGTCGTCCGCATCCTGGTTCGACAGGAGCTTGGCCTCCCAGCCCATGACGTGATTCTCTTCATCGCGCAGGCGCTGCTTCGCGGCCTCGTTGGCGACATCCTTCTGGTGGATCGCCTGGGCGCGGGTGCTGACCTTCCAGCCCTTCGAGCGCTGCTCTTCGGAGTGGTTCTTCAGCTTGCGCGCCTGGTAGGAACCGTAGGAGTCGTCCTTGTCCGCGCCTTCGACCACGGGGCCGTCAACGGGATTCGGAGGAGCATCGGCGGTCCACTCGGCATACTCGTTTGACGGCTGGGCGCCGGTCTTGAGCATTCCGAGGAAATGCGCCTTGTCATCATAGGCGCGAATAACGCTGTCCGACTGGTCCAACACGACCTGCTGGAGGTCACGGACCCGTGCGGCTTCAAAGGGACTCGGCATTGGCTTTCTCCGTTGTCAGGAGCGGTAGCCGGTTTGCCGGCCCCTTACCCCAAGTTGTATTGACGCTGTGTGTCAAGCAAAACAGCTTCTTCCCTGCTGATGCCACCTTCGGTGCCGACCTTGCGCCAGTCGATGTTGCCCACATTCCGACGAGGAGCGGATGGAGAAGTGCGACCCGCGCCCGCACGGGGCACAGGAGGAGGGGTATGTCTGGCTGCTCCCGCTGCCGGCGGCGTGGGCTTGCCGGGTAACCTCACGGTGCCAGGCTTCCACGTCTTGAGCGCATCCTTCGTGACCCCTGCCTTTTTCGCGGCCTTGCCAAGCTCGAATAGTTCTGCCATCTCCGCGCTGGCGCGTTCCTGCGCCCGGCGTGCGACGGTATTCCCTTCGATCTGGCGGGTAAGCTGTCGGGCTTGCTGCCGGCACTGCTGCGCGGTGTACGTCATCTGCCGCCCGCCGACAACCCCAGTCCACCCCTCTTCCGTATCGCCAGAGGACTCGAAGATGTCACGCCAGTACGCCGCACTGGCGTTCTCGCTGATTGCCTTCGCTTCCGTCTCGGTGATCGTTTCCGGATGGACCCCGATCGCTTGCGCCGCCCGCAGGACGACTTCATTGCCAACCGTCGAGCGCAACCGCTCGGCTTCGGCCTTAATATCGTCCCGCTCCTTCTCGGCCTGCTCGCGCTTCTCTCTCGCCTCACGAACCTCCGCGGTCTTGCGCCCGAATGCCTTTCCAACAATGGCCATCTGCTCGTCGTCGAGCTTGGCCTTGCCGAAGGTCTTGGCGTGTGCCGCGTCGTCTTCCGCGTCTGGTGCGTCATCTCCCGGTTCGGGTTCGCCACCCTCCGCGTCTTCGGCGCCTACATCAGCATCATCTTCCGCGCCGTCGTCCGCGCCTTCATCGACTTCCGCCACATCGCCCGCAGGGATGGGCTCATCATCGCCAGAAGGTGTCGTCACTGTCTCTCGTGCCATGATTTACCCCTCATGTGGGTTGCCGATGTTGTCTCGGGTTTGTCTCATGCGACATCGTAGCACATGAAAAAACCGCTGCCATTGCTGGCAACGGTTCTATTCAAACACAGAAGTTGTCTCACCGTCAACAGTAAAATGTCTCATGAGACAACATTGTCTCACGGCTCCTAAAACGGCCTCCCGCCGCTCATCCATCCGATGCGCCCTGTGCGACGCCCAATCATCGTGAATGCACCACGCGCGCGTCGCTGCGGAGCGCGCTTCATGTCTTGCGGATTCTCTTCTGCCGGCTCGTCTTCGTGCCGGTCGCCCCGCGAGTCTGCCACAGGCTCTTGCGCCGGTCCCACGTCATCCGAGTACACGGAAGTGCAGAACATCCGCACCACGTCTATTGGATCTTTGCATGCCCCTGCCTGTCCGTCAACGTTGGTCCAGTTCTGTAAAGACCAGATGATATTTGGGCAGTCAGCGCTGATCTTGAGTCGTCCGTCCTCCAGCATGGCGATGATCTTCTTCACGCCATCATCAATGGACGGCGCGCGCGCCGGGTCAAACATCAGTCCGATCTTGTCGAACTCGTCCAGTAGGGTAACGGGCGTATCTATCCCGATGTGCCCCATATTGGCACTGCGCGGATCGATCATGCGCTTTTGAATTGGCTCGGATGCGCCGTTACGCTGTAACCACTTCCATACCTCTCCCCCGTCCGTCACGTCTGCAACGTCTTCGCGGTCTTCGTGTCCGGCCTTGCGCCACGCATTCCAGTCCTTCCATCCCTCAAGCCTGGCAATCTCGAACTTGTATCGCAACAGTCCGAATCCCCACGAAGACTGCGCAGGCCCTTTCGAGCCGTCGTTTCCCTTCCCGTTCCTGTCAGAACCGCTTGGGATTGTCCACGGCTCGGGAACACCAACACCGGCAATCCAGTCACGCCCTGGCCACTCCCGATAGATGTATACAATCCTTCCAACCCTACGGAACCACGCCATGAAGCTATTTCTCCCCTCGCCTCCCGTGCGCCCGCTGGCTGGGTCCATGACGTGAAAATTGCGCCCGACCTTTTGAACGGCGTCAGGCGCAACGACATGCTTGGAAACGTCGAAGTTGCTGATCTGCTTGCCCCATCCGCGTTGCGCGATGCCGTATACGTTCCGCTTGACGCGCTCTGCTCCCTGAGAAAGGCACGTCTCGATAACGGACTTAGGGTTGCCCCATGGGTTGTCGCATGGGTGAAACCAGACGATTGCGCGCTTTCCATTGGCGCTCCTGGCCACCCTTGGCACCGTGCCGAACGTCCTTCCCGCCGGCCCGGTCAGCATCCCCTCTTCGCCGTCAAGCCACTTCAGGCAATCCTGCGGGCGGCACGCCGGAACCTCTGCTTGTCGGTTCTCGCGTTCGGCGCCCTCAAGTTCTCGGTACTCCCGCTCGTACAATCCAAGCGCAAGCCATGGGCATGCAGTGCCACCATCCGTGGGCAGCAAGAATGCAGGAACCTTGCGCAGGATCTCCATGCCATCACAGAACGCCCCCATGCCAGCCGTCCATCCATCAACCGGAGTGAATGTCGCCACCACAAATCCATTGACCTGGGCCGTGCGTATCTCAAGCGTCTCCAACCACTCCATCGGGAACCGCTCGTCCGGGTTAGCAAACTTGATGATCTTGCCCTCAAGCACGTCGCGCACCTTCTGGCTATATGCCGCGAAGTCAATACGCCGTCCGTTCGGAAGTTTGTGCCATCCCTGCGGAAAAAACCCCTTATTGATCCACTCGAAGTCCCGGCGGTTTCCCATCCCTTCCCTGAACTCTCGCCACGCCGGAGGCAGATACTTGATAAAAAGTGGCTGCTGGTCCATCTTCGTGCGCTTGATCTGGCTGTGCATCCCTAAAACGCACTCGCGTTCGTCACGCGCCGCGGTCTTGTCCACTGGTGCGCACGCCATCATCATCGCACGTTTGGCGGCGTATTCAGACTTCGCGCTACGGTTTGCGCCGTCCAGAAGGATGCTTCTTGCCGGTGCGCCATCCCACCCCACCGCCTTGCGCATCTCTACCTTGAAAGCGTCCCATCCCATTCCGGTGGTGCCGCGGATACTGTCTGCCGTGTTGCGCGTGCAGATTGGGAAGTCAATCAGGGCATCGGCAACCCACCAGATCGGCGGCTCAAGCCCTTCTCCAAGAGGATCGGAGCGCATACGATCGACAATCTCGGCACGCTGCTTCTCCGTCATCCCCTTGTAGCAGTAGTGAAACCACGGGTCGCTGACCAGCGGCGGCTCTTTAATTGGCAAAGCGGCAGGCGGAAGCGGCTTGTTTTCCGGGGGAAGCTGAACCTTCCGCATCTTGGGCGGGTTGAAGGCGTTCGCATACGCATCCCCGGCAGTCCTTCCTGCAGCCGTCTTCTTGCGCGGCGCCATGCTACTCCTGCTCCTTTTTGGCAACCTTCTGAGCACGGTCAACCATGTTCAAAAGCCGTTGTTCAAGCGCTACCAGCGCCCCCTCGGTCAACCACGCCTCGGCTGTCGGCGTGCTCCTGGCCGCGACTCGCAACTCTTCCGTCATTCCGCGAAGCTCCCACACCACCGCCGTGAGCGGGTTGATCCCTCCATGTTTGACGGTTTCCAGGCAACGACGAAGATATGCCTCGTCCGGCTTGACCTCGTACCGCCTACGTCTCTCCTCAATGACGGCGGCCGCCTCGGCGTCCCGCTCATTGGCGGCCGCCTCGGCGTCCCGCTTGCGCTTCCATGGGTCTATCGCCTCCACCACCCTACTGGCTCTGTCCATGATTCCCATGTCGCGTCTCCCTTCAGTCTTTATCAGGTTCAAGCGTGTTCGTCATCTGCCCGACGTTGGCAATCCCAGACGCCCCCTGGCTTACCGCCAAGTTCGCCGGCCTCTCTACATCGGCCAGCCGCCGCGCCTTCTCCTCTTCAAACCCAACTCCGCGGCGCTTCGCAGCATTCCTGGCAGCCATGTAGCACTGCCATGACATGCCTTTGCACACGGCGTCACGACCGCACCCGCACACGCACTTCTCGCGCACTGCAGACCCGCTACGGTAGTGTCTCGGTGGCATGGTTACATCCAGAACGGCATGGCGCTACTCCGGCTTCCCGATGCTCACGATGGCCTTGCGCTCCGTCCGCTTGACGATCGGACGTTCCGCGTTCACCCCCGGCAGCAGTCGGTACTCGCCGTCCGGCAGGGCCGCGCACGCCTCGTCGATTGCCGCCTGGGTGCGCAGGGGGCCGGCAAACACCACAAACGCCTTGCGGTGCTCGGCTTCCTCGCCGGGCATGTAGTCAACCCACACGCCGATGTATGCGACCTGCGTCGCCGCCCTTGGCTTGCGGGCACGAGGCTTCTTGTCGCTCACGGTTGTCGGAACCGGCGTCCCCTGATTCGATTCGTCGCTCATGCTATGGCCCTTTCGGTTTGGTTGCTCAATTCGCTCCAGTGGTTTCAAGTATGCCATTGTTTATATTCATTGGCAAGCGAAACCTGAGGGGAGGGGATGCATATAGGGTACTGGGGGCTGGATCGCGCACCCCGCACCCCCCCCCGCCCCCATGGGCGCTCACACAGGTGAGCAAATCGGCCAGGTCAAGCCTCGCTTTGATCGGTCGGCGCACGGTCGCAACGTCGCATAATATTGGTTATGACAACTCACTCGGCAGACCATGATTACAGCATCTCGACCAATGTTTACGGCCATCAAACGCATGTTGCGCGATCCATCCTACAATTATCGATAGGCATCATCCTACAGGATAGGGCAAAAAAACAGGTTGCGGATTCCGCATGATGTGCTACCATTCCTGGCGGCTGCGGGGCTGCTGGCGCGGCTCATTGTTGCCCTGGCCGGGGATGAGCAGGCACATGGCGA